GCATCAAGTCTGGTCACGGTGTGGGCAAGACGGCCTTTCAGAGCTGGCTGGTGCTGTGGTGGCTTATGAGCCATTATCCGTGCAAGGTTGCCATTACGGCTAATACGGCGCACCAGTTGAGCGATGTTCTGTGGACGGAGATAGACAAGTGGGCGCGGAACTTGCCAGAGGGCTTCAAGAGCCTGCTGGAGTTCAAGTCCGACAAGATTAGCCTGAAGGGTGCTAGCGACAGTTTCGCAGTGGCAAGAACCAGCCGCAAAGAGAACCCAGAGGCACTTCAGGGCTTTCACAGCGAGAATATGCTGTTTCTGGTTGAGGAGGCATCTGGTGTGCCGGATGTCGTGTTTCAGGTGGCTGAGGGTGCTTTGTCCACTGACGGCGCTAAGACGGTCATGTGCGGAAACCCTACACGCTCTGACGGCTTCTTTTACGAATCCTTCCACGGTATGCGGCACATGTGGCACAACATCACGGTAAGCTGTGAGGACGGCGAATATGTCTCCGAGGACTTCTTGGCAAACATGGCTGAGAAGTATGGCGTTGATAGCAACGTGTACAGGGTGCGCGTTCTGGGCGAGTTTCCCACCCAGTCTGATGATGTGCTAGTGCCGCTGTATATTGTCGAGGAGGCCACCAAGCGCGATATAGAGCCTAGCCCTACCACGCCCGTTGTCTGGGGTTTGGACGTTGCAAGATTCGGCGGGGATAGGAGTGCGCTGGCTAAGAGGCAGGGGCAAGCCCTTTTAGAGCCAATTAAGACTTGGCAGAACAAAGACCTGATGGAACTGGCGGGGATTGTCCTGACAGAGTATGAGGCTTGCAACTATCAGAGCAGGCCGCAGGCGATTTACATTGACGCTATTGGCCTCGGTGCGGGTTTGGCAGACAGGCTTAGGGAGCTAGACCTTCCGGCAGTGGCTATATCGGTATCAGAGACAGCCAGCCTCAAGGAGCGCTTTGGCAGGTTGCGCGATGAGTTGTTCTGGAACGCTAGGGAGTGGTTTGAGGGCAGGGATGTGCAGATACCCGATGATGACACGCTGATACAGGAGATTACGGCTATCCGGTACAAGTATCTCAGCACGGGTAAGCTGAAGGTGGAAAGCAAGGACGAGATGAAGCGCAGGGGGCAGAGAAGCCCTGATGTGGCGGATGCCTTTGTGCTGACCTTTTCTGAGCAGGGTGCGTCTGCCATGGGCTACACAAAGAGATGGGGCGGAAACAGCAGTCCCCGCCCCAGCACTAAGTGGATTGTTTGATTATATCAAATCTTCTGATGTAACTGGCCTGAAACCTTCTGCCAATTCACTTTTCAAAAACGCCATAGCCAATCTGATATTTTCGTGGTTGTATGCAGATGTTACCCCGTCCGTGGTACACCAAACCATATTGTCTGGGGCGCAAAAGTGAATTATCCAGCCGTCATAATCACGACCATATTCCATGTGGACATCATGCTCATCACAAACAGCTTGCAGTTTATTAAGAGTTTTCTGTGCCATTTTACCCTCCAGCGTTTATCTTGCGTGATTTTTCGACAGCCTTCCGCAGTTCGCGGGTAATCTTTTTTAAGTCCTCAATATCTGCCGCGACCTGTTCTGGTGTGCGCTTGGCAAGTTGACGGTAAAGGTGTTTTCTTACTCTTGCGTTCATTTTATCCTCCTTTGGGGCGGCTTACGCCGCACCCTGATATTTGTTGATGAACCGAGTTAACTGATTATATTCGCGGGTGTGGATTTTTAAGTCCTCGCCCTCTAAGTCATCGTCCAGCCACTCCCGCGAGATGGATTGATGATGCTCGGCCTCTTTGACGATATAGGCATCTGTGAACTTCTCGTTCACTTCCTCTATTGTGCCGCTTGACAGATGACCATCCTCAACATCAATTCTGCTGAACTGATAAACAAGCTGGTCACACTTAAAAGCGTCCTTAACGATTTGTCTGATTTGTGTCATTTTATCCTCCTTTGGGGCGGCTTACGCCGCTACCTTGTAGCTGTCCATAAAAATAACACAGTCCCGACAAACAACTTCGGGGTTCAAGCCCATTTCTTGCGCTGTTGATATTGCATATTTCGCGTAATGCACGGACTTTTCAAAAAGGTAAGTCGCTCTTGTATGGCTGTAATCCTTTGACGACTTGTTGGCCTGCTCTGTGTAGCGGCTGTACATCTCAGTAAAGTAAGATGTGTAGTAAACAAGCTCTGCGATATCTTTTTCAATGCGGTTGATAAGTGTCATTTTTTTGACTCCCTGATAAATGTTTTCCTCATAATATAACTGTACGCTAAGTATTATGGGTAAGTAAAGAAAAAAACGCACTTATTGTAAATTTTTTTTGTCCTAGCTATACTGACCATACGCAGAAAGGCGGTTTTTATGGCAAAAGTGATAGATTTCCCCAAGAGAGAGCTAGATATCAGGGTTACTCTGGAAGATGACGAGGAGCGCCTAGACAGCCTTGAGGACAGAGTTAACGCCCTAGCCGAGATTATGGATTTGAACATACAGGGGCTGTTCCACGTTGTTGATGCGGATGCTGAGGAAGTGATGATGACCTTGTTGCAATTATCCGCCATCTGGGCTGTAAGAGCCGGACTACCGCCAGAGGAATACGAGGCGCTTGTTAAAAGCACTAGACTAGAGGTGATATACGATGCCCCCTAAAGCTCCCAAAGACCCCCGCCTAGCCAGAGCAGGGGTGTCCAAATACAACCAGTGCAAGCGCACACCCAATCATCCGACCAAGAGCCATGTCGTTGTGGCAAAAGAGGGTGACAAGATTAAGCTGATACGTTTTGGTCAGCAGGGCGCAAAAACTGCTGGCGCTCCCAAGCAAGGTGAGAGCGAGGCAATGAAGAAAAAGCGGAAGGCGTTTAAAGACCGCCACGCTAAGAATATTGCTAGGGGCAAAATGTCGGCGGCCTATTGGGCTGACCGTTGCAAGTGGTAGCCCTTTATAGCTAAACGTAAATATGTTATTTTATCTCAGGAGATTATTATGACAACTCAATACAAAAACAACAAAAACGGCAAGAAGCCAAAAAAACCAGCGCCTGACCGCACTATTTTTGGCTCTTATGTTGCGCCCATTTTCTCCAACATTGCTGGGCAATTCAATCGGCGCGGCACGTTGTTTACTGGTAAGAATAACACCCAAACAGGAAGGTATAGCAACTGATGGCAAACGGTAAAAACAAATCAGGCTCAGGCAAAACAAAAACAGGCAAATACTGTGGCTCCAAGTAAGCCAAAAGACCCAGCCCTATGGGCTAAAGCCAAAGCGGCGGCAAAGCGTAAGTACAAGGTTTATCCCTCGGCTTACGCTAATGCTTATGCGGCTAAGTGGTACAAGGACAAGGGCGGCAAATGGGGCGGCTCGGACAATCGCGTAAGGAAAGCATAATGCCTGCACAAGCTGGTCTAGGCAAATGGTTTGGCGAGAAGTGGGTTGACGTTAAGACGGGCAAGCCATGTGGGCGCAGTAAGGGTGAGAAGCGGGACTATCCGGCTTGTCGCCCTAAAGCTGTTGCAAGCAAGATAAGCAAAAAGGAAGCGTCTAAGAAAACAGGGCGCAAACGTGTTAGCTGGTCAACTACCGCCAGCGGTAAGAAACGGAAGAAGGCATAATGGAACGTGGTCTGCTAGGTGATTTCCAGCCGCAAGGCGTAGGCTATGGTAATATCCTTATGGATGAGCCAGTAAATTATGGCGCAGTTGACCCTGCTCAGGTTCAGGCCGCAACCGAAATGGGGATGCTTATGATGCCCTCCTCCGGCATCTCTGAAATGCTGGGGTATGCTCCAGACCCGTTTAGCGATGAAAACCTACCATCTGCCGCAGAGCTTATTGAAAAAGGTGACTTTGAGGGGCTTGGATATCAGCTTTTAGGTGTTTCCGGAGATGTAATGTATGCTGTTTCTCCCTTCACCGGAGGTCTACTTGTGTTGCCAGCAACGGCGGCAAAGGGCGCAAGAGCAAGCCGTATTGCGGCACAAACACAAAAACTTCCAACGGTGAAGCCCGAAAAAAAATATTTACCTAACCCGTCTAAGCCAAAAATAAAATTTGAGGTTGGGAGCAAAGTAGACGCTTCAGGTATAGGTAAAAGCCTAGAACAGTCGGCTGAATTACAGGACGTTAAGTCTATACCCATGAGTGCGTTTGATGTTGAAAGCACAGCCTCATCCTCTAGGCTAGCTAAGAAAATCGACACATCTAAAAAAATTGACCCCATCACAGTAGTTCAAGACAAGGACGGGTTTAGAATCATAGACGGTGAAAAGCGAGTTGCCGCAATGAAAGAGCTAGGAATGACAAACATTCCAGCAAAAATTGGCATCGACTTAAAGAACCCTCCGTACAAAAGCACGGGCGACTTTAAGGTAAACATTACTAAAGGTTCTGAAGCTGAAAAGATACTCAAGCAAGATGCTTTACAGCACGGCAGGGATATGCTGGCTGGAAAAGTTCCTATGCAAGATTTTGGCAATCAGACGGGAAAGGATATGCCCTTTTCTGAGTATTCCGCAAAGACATCGGTAACAACTGGCCTTAGAAATTCCCTGCCGTTTGACCCGCAGGCAAATGTTGGCAGGCAAATGAAATTGATACCTTACGACATTACGGGCGCGGGGTATCAAATTGATGAAGTAACTGGTATTCCACTGGTTAACAAAACACAGATGCAGGGTGGTGTTGATTTTAGGCTTTTAGGCAATGAAGCATTGAAGTCTGAGCAGTCTGTTGTTAGCGGCATAGTAAACGAAGCTAACCGAAATGAGCAGGGTATATTAGGCGTTATTTCAAACATGGGTGGCAGGTCTAATGATTTTAGTCACCACGTTACAGACACAATGTTAGACATTGCTAGGCAAAACGCAAGTTCTGTAGACCCTGCTATTATTAAACAATATGATGATGAAGTAAGAGCGTTAAAAGGAGGGGACTCGTTTTTAGGTCTGCTGAATCCGAAACTAGACGAGCAGTTATATTCGCTAGACCCAGAGGTCAGGCTATCAGGCGACATCCGCAAAAATATGTCCAAGATTATGGATAAAGCAACATATAGGGACGCTGGTTTAGTCCCTTCAATGGGCGCGATAAGATACGCAGTTACAAGGCCGGATTTAAGATATGCCTTGAGGTCACCAGACGATTCACTAAATCCAACGGGGTTGGGGGTTGTCGATATACAACCTAACGCTATGAGGACTGACCCATCAGGTAATTATCCAATATCTCACAAGACTTACCTTTACGGTGTTCACGGTGAAGATGCCGGAGGTCTATTAACGCCAGTACCAAGAATAACTTTTTTCCCTGACTTCTATGGTCAAAGAACCGCTTATGGTTCACTTCCAAGAGCAAACAGAAGGTCAGCAGAGACATCCAATGTCACAAATTTACTAACTCAGCAAATTGCTGATAACGTCAATAACTACGATGAATATTACCAAAGGGGGCTTTTAGGGTTTTAATCAAAGTCTGGTATGTTGTTTATGTCTAAGCCTAATCTTTTGCAAAGAGATTCGTCCAAGTCATACACCGCATCAACAATGTTTTCAGGGACATCCCCGTAGGCAAGGCGAAGATTATATATTATAAAACCCATGATTTCATTACGAAATTCTAAATCGTCCATTATTAACTCCTTTAATGAAGGCTAAGTATATCACGAATATGAGGAAAGTAAAATGAATTTATGCGAACACTGCCCGTACCCTCACAGGTGCAAACCGCAACAGCGGTGTATAGCCTATAAAAAGGACGGCGTATCTGTTACATTACCAGAGCCAGTGTCTCATCCTGTGATTACTAGCACAGGCATCAGCATGACAGGCAAGGCTAAACCAAAGAAAAAGAAGGCGGCTAAGAAATGAATTACGGCAAAAGCAAACCAAGCGCACCCCCGAAGCGCCCAATATACGCAAACCCTAATCACTCTATGAACACTGAGGGCAAGCCGATTGTGAGCGAAATCCCAACGCCAATTCGCCGCCCAAATAAATTGTCTAAGGTTTATAAGGGTGTAACAGGGAACTACTCAACAGACTGATGAATGTAGTTAGAGTAATGAGAAGGCCGCGCCCAACCCGCGTAAGAAAGGTTGAGGAAGTGGCAGAAACATACGAGAGATGCTCAGGTTGTGTCTCTCGAAAGATGTGTGACGCGCAGACCAAGTGCCTGCATGGCACTAAGGCAAAGCCAAAAGGAAAGAAAAATGCCAGAGCAAATGGACGAGTATCAGCTAAATAGCATCGTTTCGTCTGAGATACGCGACAGCCTGAACCACTTTGACCAAGAGTTCAGTCAAGAGCGTATTCGCGCTATGGATTTCTATCTTGGCGAACCTATGGGCAATGAAGTCGAGGGGCGCTCCCAAGTTGTCAGCACGGAAGTTTCTGACACCATTGAGGCTATCATGCCCAACCTCATGCGCGTATTTACAGCCAATGATAAGTATGTGCGCTTTAATGCCAGAACTGCTGAGGACACAGAACGTGCGGAACAAATTTCTGATTATGTGAACTACGTTATCAACCACGACAATCAGGGGTACAAAATCCTGTACAACTGGTTCAAGGATGCCCTGATGTTCCGGCTGGGTGTCGTGAAGTATTACTATGACGAGCAAGAGGATGTTCGGGAAGAGGAATACGAAAACCTGAACGAGACTGAGCTAGCCGCCCTTCTTAGCAACCCCGATATGGAAGTTATCGGCGTTATTGAGGAAGAAGCTGGCGCATACGCTGAGGACGAAGAAACTGGCGAAATGATGCCAATGGATATGTCCTACAGCCTCAAGGTTCGGGTCAAGGAAAGCAAGGGCAAGATACGCATTGAGAACGTACCGCCCGAAGAGTTTTTGGTGAACCGCAGAGCCACCTCTCTTGAAGAGGCGCATTTTGTGGCACACCGCACCGTCATGACAGTTAGCGACTTAGTGGCTATGGGTTATGACAAGGATGTGGTGGAAAAATATGCAGGTTCTTATAGCCTCGATGTTGATGAGGAGCGCTCCAACCGCTTCCAAGACTTAGAGGCAAACACTGGCATTGATGCCGCTGACCCTGCGCTGGCAGAGGTCATTTATTACGAGTGCGTGATGAAGGTGGACTATGACGGCGATGGCATTGCAGAGCTACGCCGGATTTGTGCCATTGGTGAGGGTGCGGATGAGATACTGCACAATGAACCATTTGACCATGTGCCATTCGCTGTAGTTACTCCGATTATGATGCCTCACCGCCTTATCGGCAGGTCAATTTATGACATGACCGAGGACTTGCAGGTTATCAAGTCTACCCTGCTCCGGCAGTATCTGGACAGCGTATACACCAGCACCCTGCCACGCATGGGCATTGTTGAGGGTCAGGTAAATATTGATGACGTACTGGACGGGACTGCTGGCGGTATTATCCGTATGCGTCAGCAGGGAATGGTTCAGCCCATTACTGGCACACCCGTAGGC